TCGTCGTTAACCTTGTTTATCTTATTTACAATCGCCTCGAGGTCGCCCGCGTCGGCTTTATATTTGATTAAGACTTCAGCCATTTTGGTGTTGCTTATAGAACACCTCAAATTTAATCAAAAAAACGTCAATATCGGATTGCATTAATTCTTTAAACTCGAGAACATTACCGCCCGCGATGTGCATCACTTGTTCCCTAAATTTGTCTTGCGCTTGCTTTGCCCGTCGTCGCGGTGAGAACTCAACGCCGCCAACGTTTCGTGCAGCTTTTGTATTTGTACTCGGTTGTAATCCCATAATGTCGTTAACTCTTCGGGCGACATACGCAACAAGGGTTTCAGCGGCTCGATATCCAAACCTGTAAAAAAATCGTGCGACCCCTCCTCTGCCATCGCTTCAAATAGTTTTAGTTTAGCTTCGTGTATATCGGGGTTTATAATTGCTGGGTTTTCGTCCGAGCGTATTACCCACGTTGCGGCAATGTTTAACAATAGGTCGCGGTGTATTACCGTGTTTTGCCTTTCTCTAATTACGTGAATGTAGGTAGCAACTAAAGCGGCGTTGCGTGGGTTCGTTAAACCAGCGCCTAAAGCCTTTTCCATTTCGGTTAATATTGCTTCCATCTCAGAACCCGATAGCCCGCTACTTAATCGCTCGAGCAAACTCATACTCATTGCAAAGCGTTCAAGCGGTAACGATGTTTCTTTTGGGAAACGGTAATAGCTAAAGCCGTCTTTACTGAATAGCTGAACTAAGTTGTATTTAGGTAATTCGGGGTTCGCCTTATTGCGCGAAAATATTAATCGCAGTCGCGCGCCTAATTTGCTGAATGATGTGGTCGATGTCATTTTTTACTTTTATGATATTGCCGCTACGCAATTGAATTATGCAATCTTCTGTTTCTCCGCTAAACACATGGCTTATATCGTTTACGTTTATTAGCACCTCAACGAACCCAATATCGCGCTCGCTTAGTTCGCGAAGGGTTTCATCCTCGGTATCGAGCGACTCGGTCAGGAACGCTTGGCAGAGGATGAACCCAGTCATTTTTAGCTCCAATAATCGTGCGGGCATTGTGCATCTTTTACGCGCGTTTTAGCGGGTAGAAAACAACCGCACGCCGTACAAAGGTTTAACGCCTTATTGCGATGCTGGCAGAAGTTACAAATAGGCGTTCGGGTTTCGCTTAGCTCGTTCGCTTCCTTGTTTGATGTTACCCAAAGGTACCAGCCGTGTATTATTGATTTTATCCGTTGCATACTACGCACTCCATTAAGTTAACTACTTCGGGTTCTTCGCTTATTATTTCAATGTTAGCCACGCTAAAGCTAATGCAATCGTATTCCACTTCGCAAACCGTAAACTTATTGCAACCTGCAAGGCTAATCGTATAGCCTTGCCCGTTATCTATCTTAGCTCCCGTAATAGTTAGCAACCCGTCAATATCGGATTCAGCGTTAAACGCTTGCAGCTTATTCGTTGCGTTGCTTTTTAGCGTTATGGTGTAATTAGTTTCGGGTTCTACAAATCCGAACGCTATACCGCCGTTACAGTAAGCTACTTGAATGCCTGAATCGAAGCAAGGTGAACAAACGCTCATAGGTATCTTTTAAGTATTGCGTTTACAAAGTAACGAAAACAATCTAAAAAGTCGGCACGCTCAGAAATGTTTTTTCGATTGCTCTTTATTATTTGCCCGTCCGCTTTGCATTGTACTTGCTTAGCGTCGAAAACAAACCCTTTGCAGTTTTTACTATTAACGCGTATATCGAGTTTCTTTAGCGCGGTGTTGCAATCGATACGGCTGTTAACGTGGCGCGGGTTTGCTGGTATTATTATTTGATTATCGGCTAACTTGAGGCGGCGTTTAATCTGAATGTATGCGCTTGAGTTATCGCGTACCTGTATTGTACCGCCTTTGCCCATTGCGTCGCCCGTTATGCGTATTAAGCCCGTTGGGATGTTCAACGCTTCGACCGCATCGCAAAACGCATCTATCGAGCCGCGCTCTATCTTTATTTCATCCACTACCGTAGCCGAGCTGCCAACGTTTTGAATAACCAAAGCGCATAACGGGTTAATATTGAAATCGACGCTTATAAACGTCGGTAAGTGCGCGTTATGTGTTGCACTATCGTCGATGTGCTTTTCGTCGCTCCATGCGTATAAAAATGGATTTGCAACGTCGTCTAATACGTCCCAATCGCCCTCAACAAATCGAGCGTATTGAATAGGTGGTAATTCCTTTAACGCTTCGAGGTATTCGGGCGCTATGTGTGGGTTATCAGTTATGCGGCTCGGTATATAAGCCCAACGTTCGGGTAATGTGTTTTCGCGGTAACGGTTGTATATAATCGACTTAACCCAGTTTTGCGCGGGGTTGCAAGTTGCGAGGCATACGATAGGCGGCTTACCGTGCGCCTTATTCCAACTGCCTATACGTTCCTGAACTTTGTAGAATGTTACTTCTTGTAATTCGTTTACCTCATCTAAGCCCGCGCCGTTAATCTCTAAACCTCGAAAGCGATTTAAATCTTTGTCGTCGTCGAAACTTTCAGCCATGAACATAAGCTCCGAGCCGTTTGTAAATGTTATAACGTTTGTTTCCCTATTCCAGTTCTTAACATAGCTGCTTACCCCGTCCATCATAATTGAGGCAAAGCTCGGGAACGTGGTACGCTTTAAGTCAGGTAGGCTTTTACGAATAATCGCCCAACGGCTGCGCGGGTATGTTAAACAAAGCGATGTTAGAGTTAATAGAAGCCAATACGTTTTACCGCCTCGAATCGCGCCCCCGAAAACAATAACGCGTTTACTGCCATTAACGGCGTAATCGAACGCGGTCGTTTGTGTTTCGGTTAGCGTAAAATTCATTCATTCGGTTTGCTCGGTTCGGTGCGAATGATAACAAGCGGCTCGGTCGTGGTAATGGTATTTTCTCCATTATTGCTCCAACGCCCGCGCTGCCTATTCGCTAACCAATGTTTAGCCGCCGCCGTGTCCGATGGTAGCTGCTTGCGTAGCTTTACTACTTCGCCGTCCTTAGTTACCGCTTCCTCGACTATCGTAACACCTAATGCACGCTCATACATCGAGCGCGCTACTTTAGCGTCCGCGTCCTCTTTGCCGCGTGTTAACGACTCTAAAAATGTGGGCTGGTCGCGTTTCCAATTGTTAAACGTCGCCTCACATATATCGAATGCCGCTGCCATTTGCACGTCGTTAAGCCCGAGCAAAGCAAGGTTAAACGCCCGTTCGTCGTATTCGGGTTTATAATCCGTTGGTCTACCTAATTTTTTCATCGCTTGTTTCTTGCTTTGCGGTATTTCTCGGCTTCGGCGTATGCTATCGCGGCGGCTTGCTCGTTTGAATAACCTTCGCTAATTAGCTTACGAATGTTCATGCTTATAATCGTTTGCGTATCTCCTTGAAATAGTGGCATAGTATTACAAAATTACAAATTATAAGTGTCGATTCGTTTTTTAACCATTTCAATAAAGCGTTCCATCATTGCCGCATAAAATCCGTTAAAGTCCTTATGACCTTCGGGCGCGTGTTCAAACAGAACGTAAAGCGTTGCGCGTAACCGTTGGCTCGGTGTTTTGCTACCGAGTTCGGCGGCATCGAGTTTAAGGTTATTAAGTAGCTGTTCGTCGTTATAATTGAATTGTTCGCCCTTAAACGCCATAACGCCTACGCCGCCCATCCATTGACTGAATAACGCGCTCGTTTGCTCGGGCGTTAGTTCTTGCGTTCCGATTGTTACTTTAATCGTTTTATCGCGGCGCGTGGCTACCGATTCAATCGCACACGGTATGGTTAATAGTTTAGCATCCATACTCGGGGTCGTGTTTCTTTGATTTGTATTCGAGCTTTAAGCCTTCGAGGTATGTGCGAACCATTGCCGTAATCTTTTCGCGGTGCGTTTGCGGTACTCTAAAGCATAACGTCGATGTTTGTTCGCCGTATTGCTTCGACCTACCAGCACCCTCACGGCGACCGCCACGCTTCGAAATCGGTTTCGGTGTTGCTTCCATTGCTGCAAATATAGTCATTTTTTGATTATGTTTTGCAAATTAATGCCGTGTTTTTTTAGCAGCTTTAGCCAATCGAGCGAACGGTTTAAATACATTCGGTAGGCTATCGAGGTGCGAGGCGCGCTCATTAATTGACTTGCATAGCTTCGATGCGTTTTAAGCGTGTCGGTGTAATGCGTAACGCCATCTTTAAATTCGCCTTGTTCGGGTTCATAGTTTGTCATGTAGTCTATTATTCGTTCTTGAGTTGTCATTTTATGTACTATATTTCATTTCCAAACAAGCTTTGTTGCTCATAATTTTTTTTAATTAAAATTTTTCCAACCGCACAATTGAGAATATGTAATCCTAATTCAGGGTTTACAGCGTTTCTGTCCTCTAAACTTTTGTCGTGGGCGTGTTTCCCAGTTCCTACATATTGTTTCATCATTGTTCCTATTTCGTTTTTAGGCATCTCAATTTTGGGTATTCTAAAGTTGCTCCAAATAAAGTGCCTACCAATTTGAGTGTATTGTGTCAAAAATGGCTCATAGTATGGTATTACATTTTCAACTATCCAAAGTGCTTTACAAAATTGATTTAAGTAAATAATCTCTTGCCACAATTTCATATCAGGGTATGTAGGTACTTTCTTTATTGCTTGAGTAAAGTAATTTGTTCTACTATGTGTCGGGCAAGGTGGCGAACTCCAAATAAAATCAAACTTTTTAAAGTTGTGTAATAGGTATTCGTGAGCATCTGCAACTATAAGCGTGTCGTTTGGGTATCGCTTTTTGTATTCAGAAGCAACTTTTTCATTTATTTCTACTGCTGTAATGTTATGTTCATCGCCCCATAGTTTTCGATTGCCGCCTATTCCACAATATAAATTTAGAATTTCCACATTTAAAAATTTTTCGTAGTAAGTAAAATCAAAATGGCGTAAAATCAAATGTTTCGTTTGGTGCTATTGCGGTTTCCTTAACTGGTAAAAAGGTGCTGCCAGTATTGCCGCCGTTATCTGTAAAGTGCGTTAGCGTTTCATTATGCTTAAATAGTACTTCACCCGTTGAGCCTTGCCGATGCTTTTCGAATAAGTAAAAAACGTCGTTCGTGTATGGCGTGCCGTTATCTTCAGTAAGCGCGTAATAGGCTGGTCGCCAAACGAACATCACGGTATCGGCATCTTGTTCGATGCTACCCGATTCGCGAAGGTCTGAAAGTATCGGTCGTTTGTCGGCTCGTTGTTCTACTTGCCTGCTCAACTGAGCAAGGGCGATAATCGGTATATTTAGTTCCTTTTGCGCGGCTTTTAATGTGCGGCTTATTTCGGCTACTTCAGCCTCGCGATTACCACCTTTAAAGCCCTCAATAGTCATTAACTGCAAATAATCGATTATAGCCCACTTACAACGGTTTTTACGCACCTCGCGGCGCAATATCCTTACCGCTTCATGTACACCGCAACGCGCTTTGTCATAAATTAAAATAGGCAATTGTTCTGTTTTACCTATGGATTGTTCAAACGCGTGTAGTTCGGGTTGTGTTAGATTACCATCGCGAAGGCGTGCGCTATTAATTAGGCTTTCGCCGTGCTGCAATATAAGGCGCTGCGCTAACTGGCTGCGATTCATTTCGAGATTAAAATAAACACCCGCTTCACCAAATTGTACCGCGTGAAATAGTGCGAGGGCTGTTTTACCCATTGAAGGGCGACCCGCTAAGATTATTAGTTCGGGGTGAAAGCCGCCCGTAAAACGATTCAATGCGCTTAACCCTGTGTTTAAACCGCTGGTTTGCCCCGACTGGTACAAAGCGGCGCGGCGGTAATATGCTTGCCGTTCTTCGTCGGATAGTTGAGCCATGTTTATGATATTATCCGTCGGGCTACCATCCTCGATTAATGAGTTAAGACGCTTTATTATTTCGGTTGCTGTTTCAACGCCGCTGCGCATCGTTCCAATTCCTAACGCCTGTTCGGTTAGTATTGAGCTAACTGAGCGTTTAATGTGTTCGTCCTTTAGTATTGCGATGTAATCGTTAACGGGTTCGTTGTACGATAACTCATTGCCCCAGCTTGCAAGCTCTGAAATGTTTTGAGGCGTTAGGCTTTTTTCGGTTTTGTTATATTGGGCAATGGTTAGGAGCGTCGGTTTCTTTTCGTCTTTTATGATTGACTTAATGAGCTTAAAACAACTTAGCGCGGTCGCATCTTGAAACAAATGTTCGCCGAGTTGCGGCATTATCTCTTTGTAATTTTCGTCCGCGTTTAGGCAAAGGAATATTAAAGCCTGCTCGATTTTTGGTAGTGGTTTCATTATAGGCAATTTTCAAACGTTGCATCATGGTTAATAACAATCATGTTAAAATACTCCGCGCAATCTAAAATAATTGCCTCATATTGTTCAAGTTTATTGAGTTTAATAAACACTAACCATTCGTTAATACCTTGAGGCTTTTGCGCTAAAACTAAATCTTTAATTGTCATTGTGTAAGTGTTTAAGAGTTTGATGCAGCAAACATACAACTCTTTTTTGATTCTGCAAACTTTTTCTAAATTATTTTAAAAATATTTTTTTTCATTGCATCTTTAGCCCCATCGAGGCGCGTGTTACTGTTGGTTCTTGTTGTTTAGGGTTATTGCGTTTAACTTCAAATAAACCGCTCCATCCGTTTGCTATTGCTTCCTCAAGCCCTTCGATTACTTCATCTTTTGTTTTATATATTTTGCGCATTTTTTTTATTAGCAATTCAATCGAGTATTCGGTAGGGTATTTTTTACGCGCTATTCGTTCGCTTAAAAATTGAATAAAAAGGGTGTTTATTTTTTCATCAGCAAAATGCTCCTTTTTTATTTCATCAATATTCTTATAAGTCTTTATAGTCTTATTAGTCTTTATAGTCTTATGTATATGGGCTGTGCTTTGGGCTTGCTTCGGTAACGCTTCGGTAGTGCTTTGGTCTTGCTTTGGTAGTGCTTCGGTAAAATTTATCAAAGCAAATATATTAGCCATGTATTGGTTTTTTGATTCTCGAACTATCTTTATTAGCCCGTTTTCAATCAAAATATCTAAATGCTTTTTATAGGTTTTATAGTTTGCTATTCCGCAACCGTTCATAACCTGAGTAGATGAAAGGCTAAATTCTGGCTTCCATCCAAGCTGGTTAGCTATTGAAACAATATAAAAATAAATAGCCGTTGAGGTCGGGTTGTGCTGGGCAGGGTGTTCCGCTGCCCAGTTCCAAAAGCCTTTAAAATAATCAAACATTTTGCAAATCGTTTAATTGATTTTGTACGAAAATCATTGCGCTTTCTAAATATGTTTCTTTGCCTAAATTCATATTAAATAGCATCAATTTTTTTAGAGATTTATTTAGCTGTTCATCATCGTTATCTAAATCGTAAACAGCTTCCTGTAATTTAATTTCGTACAACTGCATAAGAAATACGACTGCATCTGTTAACTCTTTTTTGGTGTATTTTTTAGTTTCCATATTAAAAAAAAATACCCTTTGATGGCTGCGGTAGTAGCGGCTCGGTTTTAACCTTGCCTCGCAGCCCCCAAAGGGCTTCAAGATTTTTGAAACATCATTCAGGCTACTAC